TTGAACTGTTATTCCGGTTTCTTTTGCGATCTTATAGCTGGTTAAGTCTGAATTAAGCAGCTCTTCTATTTCTTTTTTCATTTTATTTCTCCTTTGATTTATCTTACAATTATAGTATACACAATATTATGTATAGTGTCAATAGATATTATTAATTTTTTAACGGAAATTTTAAAAAATTTCTATAGAAAAGGAAATTTGACATAAAAAAAGAAGCCCAGCTATTAAGCCAGGCTTAGGGAATAAAGTATGAAAAATATTCATCTATAAATATTTTACCACTAATTATATTTAATTACAAGTATCTCCATGTTCCGTAGTCTGTACCTGAAGCTAATTCCATGCTAGCTACATATCTACGTTCTCCACTGTTAGAAATATAAGATAACCACTCATAACCATTAGCATAACAGTATTCAGTATAGTTAAATTCCTCATTTTCATCATAGCTTGCTACAACTTCAGCATCTAATGATGGAGCTGAACGAACATTTAAGTTAGGTACTTTAACTGTAAATACTCTTGGTCTGTCTAGAGACTGTACGTCTGTAGTAACTGGGTTATTAGCTGGTGTGTCGTCTACTGGGAAATAGAACCATCCTACAATTCCTTCAAAATCTCTTGATACATATCTTGCAGGTCCACCAACATATAAGCTATCCCAGTTGCCATCAACATTTTGTTCAATAGTTTTCATTGAATATCCGTCTGAATCTTCAATTACAAGCCCTGTATGTCCATATGAATGTCCTGCTGTATATGTTGTGTCCATCACAAATACTGCTCCAGCTTTTGGTCTACTGTTAAGATCTCCTACAACGTTATACTCAACTTTATATCCTAATGCTGCTGCACTGTTTAACAAGTCAATCGCATTACCCCACAATGTTTTACCAAAGAAATAAGAGCTTAAATAATTTGGTAAATCTACACATTGGGTACCATATGCTCCATCTTGGTCAACACCTATTCCCAAATTTGCTATTCTTTTTGCCTCATTTACTAAATCTATTGTTCTAACCATTATTCTTTTCCTCCTGTATTTTGAATAAAATAAAAAGACTATTACTAGTCTTGTTTTGGTTCTTTATAAGTCAAGGCTTGTTCACTGTCTGAAAAGCCTTTTGTTGTAGGGTCGTTGACTATTCCTAGTAGACCTAACATAAGAAATACTGTGTCAACAATTCCATTAATATTAGTGTTGAACATTTCAGTATTTAAATTATAACCTAGCAACATTGCAACTTGTTTAATAAGTAACAATAACGCTGCTATAAAAGCTATTACAAAGCGTTTATTCTTAAATCGTACTTTCCAATTTATCATATTTAACACCTCCTTTCATTAATTAATTTTGCGGCCATGGCTCATTAGTTAAATAAGATATTGAACTTATTCGTATATCTCCAATATCTCGGTCTGTTGGTACTGGGTCAGTGAATTGGAATCTTAACTGGTTATAATCTCCATTTCCACCTAAATACCATGTCCCATAAGAAACGCCTTTATCATTATAAATATTTCCAATAAGTGAAGCTTCGGCTCTATAACCTATTGGAATCCCACCATTTTGAATAATATAACAATTTCGTTCTCTATCAGAGCCTTGTAAAACATATCCGGCTCCACCTCTTCTAACGATACCAAACCAACCCCATGACAATCCTCCAAACTGATAAGACACAATATTATTTACACGTCTTATTTTGACAAATGAGTTCCCTAATTTTGATACAGAAGGCAGTATTTTCCAGCCAGTATCTCCAATCAACACTTCCCAACCTGTGTTACCTGTTCCGCTTTTCTTAATCCATTTCAAAGCTCCGTTGGTTACTGCTTCGTCTACATAAGTTGTCCCAACAGGCGCAGTAACTACTCCGTTCGGCATTCCTCTTCCGTGAATTTCCCACTGTTTAGCTTCGATTACTTTTAATCGCTTATCTAGTTCGGTTGTGTTACCTGTGTTTCCGGTGTTGGTTGGTAAATATCTTTGAATTGTTTTATTTGTGATTAATTCAATATTATCACTATCTCCAAATTCATAATCAGGAGTATATCCTTCTGGAATTGCTTTAGCTAACGTATATAAAGCTAAATCTAATTCAGTGAAAGTAAAATGACCTCTGTAAATTTTACGTTCATTAGCATTAACGAATACTCTTCCGTATAATGTATCATCATTTTTACTTCCTTTTACTATTTGTGAATATTCACGAGCGTTGTTAAATCCTGTAAAGTAAAAGGGAGAATCTGCTGTATTTAATTTAAAACTTATCTCTCCTTGTAAGTTTTCTATTTGTTTTTTAGTTGCAAAATCATTAGTGTCAACATTCCCACTAGATTTTATATACTCTTGATAATTTCTATTTGTTAGAATGTCAACACGTTGATTTTCATCTTTATAGTTATAATTATCCGGAAAAATCTTAGCTAATGTATACATCATATCTTTAAAATTTGTAAAACCATTTTTACGGTACACTTTAGTTTCTGTTGCGTTTTTGTAGATATCTCCTATATATGTTTCTTTAGCTTCTTCACTAAGTCCTGTTGTTACTTCATTGAAATATTCTTCAACACCTTTTTCATTTGTTGAACTTCCCAAAACACCACGGGTTGCACTTACAAAAGTATCTAAATCAACGTATTTCTCTTGACCTTCTTCATTTAAGAAAGCCTTTCTAAGTTGTTCTTTAGTAACGAGGTTGTCAACTGTTGGTTGACTATTCCTAAGTTCGTCTAACTGTTCTTTAGTAGCAAGTCCGGAAATATCTTGGTGCTGTGTTAAATAATGTTTGTCTTCTAGTTGTGTAGTTGTTACAAAATTACTAGTATCGATATTAGCTGTTACTGGTCTATCTTTTAATTCTTTGATTTCCCTTTTAATTTCACTATCATCATAGCTTGATGTAACTGGTCTGTTTTCTAATTGTGTAACTTTAGCAGCAACATCATCAACAGCTTGTTTTGTAGCTAGTTTGCTAATATCCTGATGTTGAGTTAAAAAATTCTTATCATTCAACTGTGTTTCAGTAACATAGTTAGCTAGTGATTGATGTTCAGTTAAATATCCCTTTTTCTCAACTTCTTCTACAGCCTTATTTACAATAGTTTCACTATTCGGTATTTCAGTCTTCAAAGCATAATCTGATAATTGAGTATTTGATACTAAATTAGATACGTTAGGGATATCTCCTTTTAATGCGTACTTTTCATTCGCTTGAGCTTCTGTTAAGAATTTGCTACCTTTTTCAATCTCCTTAATAGCTTTGTCAAAGTCTTCTTTAGTAAGTACATCTACTCTATCTACTATCATGCTGTTAGCAAAAAAGCGTTCTTTTTCCGGTAGTTGACTAGCTTTATCTATTTCAGATAGGTTGACTTTGAATTTAAATCTGAATATGTCGCTGTTGCGTTCTTCTTTATCCAGGTAAATATAACAAACAACCTCTTCATTTTGAGTGATTAGAGAGGTGTCAAAGTTAAATTTGATTTTATTATCTTCTACCGTTCCGTTAGTTTTCCAATAGCTACCACTTCTCAAGAATTTAAAAAGTGCTACTACATTTTCATTAGTTAATGTTCCTTTTGAAATTTCAAACTCAAAAGCCCCGTTATTCTTATCGTGTGAATATAGTTCGCAATAGCTATCTTCTACATGTCTTATTTTTGTTGTGTTTTCTATGCTTAATCTAATTATTTTTTCCAAGATAGAATCACTCCTTTTCATTTAATGCATCTCTTAGTTTCTCTAGCCTCTTTTTTATCCCCTTCGGAAATGGCACCCCTATTGCAGCTAAGTTCTCAATAAGTGATACCCCATACGTCGCTATGAAGAAGAATATAAAAGCTGTTGCTACTTCTTCAAAACCTATATATATAAAATAGGGATATACAGTCACAACTAAAACTAATACTATCAGATGCTCGATTAACCCACGTCTTCCAATTGTGGAGTTAACCGTTTTTGTAACCCACGCTTTAGCCAGCCCAGTAATAATATCAAATACT